CCTGGCAATTTGCCGGCAGGTAGGCGCCGGAAACGAACATGCCGGGTGCAATGCCGGAGGCGCTGCTCAATACGATCTGTGTGCCATCGCTGGTGATGGTGCCGGTAGAGGTGGCGAAGCTGCTGGCCGTAGCGTTCTGGCTCACAGTCACCAGGGCGCCGCTGGTGCTGACCACAGTGGAGCCGGCTGGTATGCCGAAACCGCTCACCGGATCGCCGCTGCTAAACGAGACGCCTTGGAACATTGAAATAATGTTGCTACCCAGGCTGATGTAGCCGCCAATGCGCTGCTGCGCAAACCGCAACTCACAACTGCGTAACCTTTTGCCGCATACGTCTTGGCCAACCGCGCCCACCGGCTGATCGTTAAAGTTGAAGTACGCATTACCTGTATACCCGCATTCAGGGCCACGGTATTTCCACTGGCAAACGTTGCTTACGCATTGCCGCTTAGGCGCCCTTACGCCAATTAGGTCAAACGCCGAAGCCAGTTCAAACTCAATTAAATCGCGGTTTTCTGCTGCTTTGCGGTCGATGTAATAAATCTCACGGGGAAACTCTGCCGTAAGGTCTTCGGTTGAATTGATCGGCTCTAGCAAGATGGAGCCGCCGTCTTCAAGCAGCAAGGCATCGTTATCTTCTGTTAGCAGGATGCTGCCACTTACGGGAAAGTTTGCACCGTCTAGGTAACGTGCCAGCGTGCGAATGCGTGTTACTTTTGCGCCTTCTAATCCGCTAGGCAATGATGCCATGATGGCTGTAATCGTGCCAAAAATATTACTTATTTGCAGCTTTGGGCGAGGCAGGGAGCCGGTGCCAGTGTATTCAAAATCTGTTGCTTCAATGGGAAGCGCTAGGTAGGTGTTGCCGTTCCAAATAATATCAGCAGAGGCGTCAATGCTAACACCTGCGTGAAAATAGTAAATTTCGTCAACGCCGTGCTGCGGCACATTTAGCTCAAGCTGAAACAGCTCAATGACAGCGCTAGGGGCGACAGATTGTAAATCGGAAAATGGTAAAGCCATCAGGGCTCAAATACGCGGCGGAAGACGGCTTGAATGGCGCTGTTGTTGAAGTTATTGTACTGAGTGTTCCACTTGTCACACACAACTTTTATCGGTTGCCCGCTCATAGGGTCAGTCCAAGCAAAGGCCGTTACGGCCTTGGCGCCGCGCAGGTAGTTGCGAATCTGGTCGCGCTCGGTGTTAGAGCGGTAGTCGAAAGACAAGCGCCATTCTTCCTTCTGGGGCCACAGGCCAAACTGAATACGCTGTTTATAGCCGTCTCCGAAATTCGTAACGCGAGACTGGCTTTCGTACGATTTGGTAGCAACAAAATCAGGGGCAAAAATAAATGCAGTAGTGGGCGCAGCGGGCAGCACCAGGTTAGGGCCGCCGGGCACGTACTGCAACTCAAATTTGGCGGTGAGCGTGCTGAGTGCGCAAGAATCCAGATCGGTGCTCCAGGAGGTGCAGACGAAGGAGCCGGTCTCGTTGAATGGCGTTGTCCACTGGAATGGCTCGGTGCCTCTGCGCGTTTCTAGGAAGGCGTAGATGTTGTTCCGCTCAGTAGCGGTGCGAGCGGTAAAGGTGAGATCCCAGGTGTCTTGCAGCGGGTTGATGCCGAAGGTGGTCCGCTGCTCGAAGCTGGGAAACTCCGTCCGGTTGGCACGGGGCTCGCTGCTTTCGCTTGCCGGGAAGCTGGGGATGTAGGGGAAGGTGGTCATGAAGCCAGTAGACCGCCGGGGCGCTTCTGGCGGACAAGCTCCTGCTTTACGGCGCCAGCGATGACGCGGCCAAGCTGGGCGCCCTGGTTCTGATCGCCCGATACCTGGCTGTTACCGGAGGCGTCCACGTTTACCGTGACATTAACCGGGGCGCTGGCCATTGTCGCTGCTCCCTGGCGAGAGATGGCCCTAGTGTGATCAATCACCGTCTCCCTCGGGTGCAGGATCGCAGGGAAGCCGCCCTGGCCATCGACACCACCAGCTCGCGGTGCGTTGCCGGTGTAGCCGCCACCGGCGAAGGACAGGCCGCCACCGGCGAACGACCAGGGGGTGCCGCCGGTCATGGCGCCAGCGTCAAAGTTGAAGCCTGTTCCTATTCCTGCTTGCGGAGTTGCAA